TTCCTCCCCATGAACGCATCAAGGCGCTTTCCCGCGCCAGTGAGAACGAAATGGCTTCGCGATGAGCAGCGCAGTTGCCGAACGCATGGACCAAACCCAGACGCCGGTTGTTCACGATGAGAGCGCAGCGCTGATCTCGATTATCAGCCGCGCCGCATCCGACCCGAACGTTGACATCGACAAGATGGAACGCCTGCTCCAGATGCAGGAGCGCATCTTGGAGCGAAACGCTCGTATGGCCTTCTCCTCTGCTCTGGCGGATATGCAGGCCGAACTGCCCGTAATCAACGAGCGCGGGCGCATCGAGGTTCGCAAGAAGGACGCCAGCGGTGAGCGCACCGGCGCCGTGCAGCAGTCCACATCATATGCCCTTTGGGAAGACATCAACGAGGCTATCCGGCCTTTCCTCCAGAAGTACGGGTTCGCACTTTCCTTCCGCACCGGGCAGTCTTCGGATGGCAGAGTTACCGTGACTGGCATTCTGAGCCATCGCGATGGGCATCGTGAAGAGACCACGATGACACTCCAGCACGACAGTACGGGAAGCAAGAACGCCGTGCAGGCAATCGGGTCCAGCACATCCTACGGCAAGCGTTACACGGCGATAGCCCTGCTCAACATCACGAGCCGTGGCGAAGATGATGATGGAGGCAAAGCTGGAGAGCCAGAGACCATCAATCTAGAGCAGTTAGAGCAGCTTCGCAGCCTGATCGAGGAGGTGGCGGCTGACCTCCCGAAGTTCTGCGCCCACTTCAAGATCGAGGCGCTTCCCGATCTGCCAGCGGCACGCTTCCCCGATGCTATTCGAACCCTAGAATATAAGAGGGCCCGGAAATGATCGAGATCATCGATTGCGAGCAGAACTCGCCGGAATGGCTGGCGGCCCGCTGCGGTGTGGTCACAGCCTCCCGCTTCAAGGATGTGCTTGCCAAGGGTGAAGGCAAGACGCGCCAAAAGTACCTCTACGAGCTGACGGCGGAAGTCCTTCGCGGCTATCCCGAGGAAGACAGCTATTCCAACGCTCATATGGAGCGCGGCCACGTTCAGGAAGACGATGCCCGCCAGCTCTATGCGTTCATCAAAGATTGCGAGCCGCAGCGTGTTGGGTTCGTCAAGGCCGGCCGTATCGGCTGCTCTCCTGATAGCCTGATTGGCGCCAATGGAGGCTTGGAGATCAAGACTGCGCTTGGCCATATCCAGGCTGAGCGCTTGATCCGCCGCGTCCTTCCTTCTGAACACAGGGCGCAGGTGCAAGGCTCCCTATGGGTAACCGGCCGGCAGTGGTGGGATTTCGTCTCCTATAGCCCCGGCCTTGATCCCCTCATTCTTCGGGTTGAGCGCGACGAAGAATACATCGCGCAGCTCGCCAAGGCCGTGGACGCCTTCACGGAAGAGCTGGACGCCATCGTTGCGTCCATCCGCACCTATCAGGATTTCCGGCGGCAGGCAGCCGCGTAACTAGGGACAGGGTGAGCCGCGTCCGCCGCGGCGAGCAGCATCATAAGCGGCCCTGATAGTTTCAATGGACGTGAAGAAGCAGGCACTGGACGAGCTGAAGACCGTAAAGACGGACACTCAGCTCACCGCCTGGCACGATAAGTGGATGGGAGGCGAGGAGTATCTTCACCTTTCGGACCATGATGCCCGGGACCTTGAGGATGCCCACCGCGACCACGCCAAGTGGATTTATGGGGTCGGCGCATGAGCAAGATCGTAATGAGGCGCAAAGGCGCCACGCTCTACGCGGCCAACCAGGAATGGGCCGACCTGCTGGCAGAGTTGCCGGAAGGCTGCGATCTGAATGTCACTGCCACTCGCGCACGTTCCCTGCCCCAGCTTGGCACCTATTGGGGCCTGCTGAACTGGGTATGCGCGAACGTAGACGCGGCAGCCGAATGGCCGACCAAGGATGAGCTGTCGGACTTCCTGCAATTGCAGGCCGGGTTTGTTCGCCACATCGCCATTCCTCAGCCAAAAGGTGATCCGATCTATGTTCGGGTTCCGGCCTCGAAGTCGTTCGCGGAATGCTCGCAGGATCGCTTCAACCGCTATTTCGAAGCGGCCCTGATCGAACTTACCGACCTGTGCGGATACGAGCCACTTCCCGTCTATCTGGAATGGATGGCTGATCGCGGACGGAGGGCGGCATGAGTTGGGAATTCTTCCGCACAAAGTCTGTCCATCCGCGCAAGGATCACGCTTGCCAGCAATGCGGCACGACCATTGTGGCTGGTGAACAGTGCAGCTACGGCGCCGGAAAGTTCGAAGGCTATTTCCTCGACTACTACGAGCACACCGACTGCCGGGAAGCCTGGAACAAGCTCAACTTCACGGTGCGAGACGGCGACACGTCAGATGGAGAAGCCTTTCTGATCGATGACGACGACATATCGGATACGCTGGCCTGGCTGGACGAGAACTATCCCGCCGTAGCCGCCCGCATCCGGAGCCATCGGAGGTCGGCGGCATGACCCCGCGCTCTCGCCCCGAATGGGTCGGCAAGCGCCCCGAAAGCATGCCAGGCACTGATGTGCTCCTGCGCCTATACGCGCGCCAGAACGGGCTATGCGCATGCGGTTGCGGCCGGGTGATGAACCTCAACCGCGACAAGGTGGACTGCGACCACAAACTTCCGCTGCGCGACGGCGGGCTGAACGTGGAAAGCAACCTCCAGCTCATGCTTCACGAGCATCACATTGCGAAGACCAGTGAGGAGAACAGCGGCAGGGCAAAGGCCAAGCGCTACCAGGCGCGGGCTTTCGAGCGCCGCTCCTCCTCCCAGAGCCGAGGCTTCCCGAAAGCACAACCGAGACATTCAGCAACCGCGCCTCTTTCCAAGGGCGTCGGCATTGGCTTCCAAGAAGGGGACTGAGATGAAGGCATTCACGTTCGTTTTCGCGGTTGGAGCGATGGCCAGCCTCGCTGCATGTAGTGATGCAGATGTTGCTTCCTCAAATCTATCGCGTGCCGCTGACCAGTTCGAAATCAATCGGCGGATCGTGTTCTATAACGGCATTACGGGCGAATACATGCTGACCGTTGAGGGGCTTTGCTCGCTGGGCAACGCCGACAAGGCGCGCGAAATCACCGTCACATGCAAAACTGGTCCCGGTCAGTACAAGAAGCACTTCCTTGGGCTCTCGGACAACGTGACCTATTTTGCTGAGCAGATCGATGCTGCGAACGTCAGCGCCTATCACTACCGGGTTATCTTCAAGCCCTCTGTGATCATTCCCGATCTGGATATCCGCTGATGACCCGCCCCTCACTCCACTCCCTTCTGGAGCGCGTCAGGAGCGCGGAGAAGGGAAGCAGGGAACTGGATGCTGAGATTGCTGTCGCGCTAACCGGCGCAGAAGCACCGCTCTATCCGCAGGCTCATCATCCAGGTGTAGTCATTCGTGACGGGAAGATCTGCTTTTCGCCGCCGGTGTCCACCTCCCTCGACGCTGTTGTCTCACTCATCGAGAAGGAACTGCCGGGGTGGTTCTACCGCGTCGGGCACAGCACGCTTCATTTGGGCTGGGCGAATGTCTACCGGGAGCACCCAAACAATACGCAGCCTGGCGACGGCGAGTTCTTTTCAGACGGACGCACACCCTCCCTCGCCCTTCTAGCCGCCCTCCTCTCCGCCAAGCTTTCCATGGAGGAAGACAATGCAGAAGCCTGACGATATCTTGTCGCCAGAAGCGGTCGACGCCGCAGCCAAATACCTGCGCGAGACCAGGCAGGCTGGGAAGAATCTCACGCCTTGGGGCATCACGCCAAAAGCCACCAAGAAGAAATGGTTGGCGCTCGCGGAAGGGGCCATCAGGGCCGCCATCCGTGGAGGCACCCATGACTGAGGTTACAAACCCGTTGGAGAAGGATGGGGTGAGCGATGAGCAGTTGTCACTCTATTGTGATGGCGAAAACAGCCCTCTCTACAATCATCATGAGTTCAGCATTCCAGCCATCGCTGACATTACCGCAATGGCAATCGAACTCCGCTACCGGCGTACTGCCGACAGCCGCGCCAACCAGGCCGTGGTGACGGAGGAGATGGTGGAGGCGGCAGCCGAAGCCCTTTGGCACGCCCAAGGCGGTTGTGTGTGGCTCTACGCAAGGGAAGACGAAAAGACTGCTATTCGAATTGAAGCGCGCAAAGCCCTCACCGCCGCCCTCTCCCGCGCAGAGAGGCAAGAGCCGGTGGAGGTGCCGAACCTGGAAGAGGCTCTCCGCCTCGCTGAAGTCGGCGAGTACCTTTATAGCGCTTGCGCCTACAGCTACGGCGACGGACAGACCG